CGGGCCCCCCCCCCCCCCCGTGGGGGGTGGGGGGGGGGGGCCCCCCCCCCCCCCCCACCGACCCATGTAAGGGCTGGCTCCGCCGGCCCGACTCGCGATTCACTCTTCCATCGGTGTTGGCGGTAGCCGATCGGTGTCGATCGGCGGCGCCTCGGTTTGTTCGGCGGCAGCCGCCTCCCCAGCGGTCAGCGCGGGCGGTTGATCGGCGGCTTGACTCGCCCCCGGGCTGACGTCGGTCGGGATCGGGGCCGGCGGTAGATCTGTTGGTGGGTAACTCGTCGGCTTCGTATAAGCCACCTGCGGAGCACACGATCGGCAGCCGCTGCGGTACCCTCCGCGATCGCCACCGTGAAACAGACGGCCGCTACAGAGACGACGAACAGGTTGAAATCGTCCGCCGCTACACGATCGAAATGGGCCCGCCTCGGCTGACCTCGCACAGCCGATCAGCAACAGGATTACGGCGATCAGCCCGAAGGCCTTACGTCCTCGCATCAGACACTCCTTTCAAAAACATCCTGGGGAACAACGAACAAAACTATTGAGGCAACTGCGGCGGCGACGGGCCGTCGTAGCTGGGTATTTCCGGGGAAACTTCCGGCGCGGGAACGAGCTTCCTGAGCTCTTCCACGCACATACTGTTGAGGCTCGTTTGTCGCCGGTGAGCCTGCTTTTTCAGCCCCTCGTGCACCGATTGTGGTAGCCGCAGGGTGATCACGCGCTGAGGATCGTGGATCTCGTGCGGGATGGGACCACGCGGTTGATCTTGCAAAGCAGCCATGCTTCTGTCAGGTGATCGCACTTGAGCGAGCGCCGCGTCTCTCGCGGGAACGAAGCTAACGCTAACGACGTCGCGGCGCCCGCTGCTTGTGCGAGTCATCCACTCCTTTGTTGAGCAGCTCAGGCCGATGTGAGCCGTCGCTGCGGACCGAGAACCAGGGCCACGCGGCCCTATTTCGCAAACAGCAGATCGCTCGTCGGCTTGATCGACTCGTCCCAAATCGAGCGAAAGGCTGCTGGATACGGCAACGTCGTGATCGCCCGATACTCCAGGGGCGAGACGTTGGCGTAGTGTTTGTAGGTGACGGCCGCGCGGCCGTCGTTTTTCGAGGCGCCGAGCGAATGGCCGAGGATCACGGACGCGGATCCGGGCAGATTCTCCTCGTGCCAGGTCGCACACGTTTTGCGAAGGTCCTTGAGCGTCCATTCGAATTCGAGCTGACTCGGGAACTCTCGCTTCTTGGGCAGCTTCGCGAGCTCGACGAGCTCTTGAAACCGCTCGCAGGGCCTCGAGCCGCCGGCAGTGCCGAACACAGGCGACTCTGGATCCAACGCGGCCGGCGCGATCGCGCGTAAGTGCAAGTGCACTTCGCGCGTCATTGGCCGCATGAACGCCCGGCCCGTTTTCTTGCGCTCGTAAAAGAGCCAGCCCCATTCGCTGGTCATGTTCACGCGTTGATCGGGAGCTGGCGGTTCCCAATAGACATGGCGCCAGCGAAGTGGCAAGGCTTGTCGGTCGTAGGGAAACACGGTCTGCGTGTCGACCCCGTAAGTGAACCACACCGAAAGTGCCGCGCGCCAAAAGGCGCCGATCGGCTGGGCGGCTCGCCACACGTGCGGCCGCGGCATGTTGTAGGCGGACCAATAGAGCGCGTTGAGCTGGGCCTCGTTCAAGAAGAACAGTCCGGCCGCTTCCTTTTGTTCGCGATCGTCGGGGAACCGCGGCACGGATCCGGCCGCGATGAACTCCTCTTTGGCCAGCCAGGTCAACACCGCGTGCAAATGCTCGCGGGATTTGTTGGCGGTGCGGCCGGGATTGGATTCCTTCTTGGCCTCGGCCTGGCTGTAGACCCAATCCAGTATCGATTTGATGACAGATCGGTCGAGAAGCTCCCCAACTCGCATCGGTGTCTGAGACCGATGCGAGTTGGCGGCCTGCCAGGCTGCCAGCTTGCGGACCGTCGTCCGATACTCGGACCTGGTCCGATCCGCCGCCTTGGTCTCCTCGAGATACTTCTCCACCGCGTCGCCGACCAGGAGCTCCGGCTCCTCCGTTTCGTCGGGGCGAAATAACGCCAACGCATGAGCAGCCATGGATCCATCCCCCAGGCCTGCGCCTACGCATAACGGACCAAACAATTCCTGACTCATTCGAAACCATCCAGGTCACTCCCATGGACTGGTCCTGCCTAAGCAGCTGCCGGCGAACGCTCGCCGGCAAGTCTTGGCTGCTGATTCTTCGCGTCGGGCCTGGTCACTTGCGAGCACTAACATCGATTCGACCTCCTTGCGCGTAGTGGAAAAGGAAAACAGTCCTATGATTCGCGAACCCAGCCGCAGCTGTCGCAGCTAACTGAGTCAGCAGAGATTGCACGATTGCAGTACGGGCATGCGTCCATCGCCGGCGGGAGCCTATTCAGATCGCGAATCGCTTCCGTGGTCGCGTCGTCAAGAATGCCCACGGCGCGTGCGTAGCAACTGGCGAGATCGCGCTTGCCTGATTCGCCGAGATCGGCCCAGTGCTTTGCTCGATCAAGGGAAGCCTGCAGGCGTTCAGCGATGCCTGCAGTTCGCGAAGTAGTGGAAGCCATGAAAGCCGCTCCAAGCAGTAGTGGCATCCCGTGCCAATACCAGGCGGCTCGTATGAGCTGGGCACATCATTCCCAGATCGGCGGCAGCAGGCCGCTCAGAGTCGCCAGCGTTTCCCAACGCCGGCAGAATATAGTGATCGCTAAAATACTGTCAAGTGCTGTCCGACGGATTACACCGGCTCTTCGACCGTAGCCTGAGTCAAAAGGTATCCAGTCGTGACGCCCAGCAGCTGTGCGATTTTCTCGACCTGTTTGAGAGTCGGGTTCGTTGCGCCCGTCAAAAGCTGCGTAATATAACCCGGTGTGCAGTCGAGTTTGTCTGCGAGCTGTGCCTTGGAAATCTTGAGCTCCAGACGACGTCGCTCGAGGTTTTGGCAGAAAGTGTCGTTTAGGCTGGCCACGTCAAGCATCTCCGAATTTTAGCGATAGCTTTTCAATTTCCTAGCTCAACAAAAAACTTCACGCCTCGTTGGCGAAACCCTATTAGTTTGGTTCCAGCGGCTAAGTCGGGGTGACAGGATTCGAACCTGCGACCTCTTGGTCCCGAATGATGGGGTCCCGGCTAATAGGGGGCACAGAAGCCCGCGGCACGGTCGCGATAACTCGCACAATCGCCGCACGGCTAAGGATTAAGGACCGGGGATTCCGGGTTTGACGGATCGCGTATTACTTTTTCGTAATAAGCTTCCGATGGCACATCCCATCGCGAAGAGACACGTGTGATCCACGCCATTACCCTCCGCGATCAGTGCGTGCGCTACGTCCGCGCGCGTCCCATATCCACCTCGTCCAAATATCGAATGAATCGGTCGGTTCGTTTGTTTGGAGAATGGCTGAGTCGCGATGCACTGGTCAGCGATTTAACCGATGACGTCGTAAACGATTGGTTGCATGCGCTAGAAGCCACGCATGCCGACAAATCTATAAAGGGATTTCGCGGCGATTTGCTCGCGCTTTGGAGATGGCTGGCAGCGCCACCGCAACGACTCTGCGATCCTCCCGTCTATGTGCGTCGGATCAAATTGGGCGAACCGTGTCCAATCTCGTGGACTGCAGATGAAGCGGCCAAGATTGTCGCCCGCTGCAGGGAACTGACGGGAACGCTGCCTCGGGGTATTTCCAGGTCTGTCTATTGCGAGTGCCTTTTCCGTTTCGGCTACGACACAGGCTTGCGGCGGATGGACGCATGGACAATTCGCCGCAATCAGATTCGCCCTGATGGAACGATCGTCATGCGACAACATAAAACAGGTCACGCGCATTGGCCGCGACTGCGTCTCGAGACGATGCAACTACTTTCGCAATTGCCACATGATCCGCCATTGGCTTGCCCGTACAAAAAGACGAGCCGCTGGTACAAGTTCTGGCGAGAGAACGTCACAGGTCCGGCCGGTGTCCGCCACGGCGCTTTGCAGCAGATTCGCAGGACGGGCGCGACTCACTTAGCCATCGAGCACCCAGAAGCGGTGCAACGATACCTGGGACATCGCACGCCAGAAATGCAGCGATACTACATCGACTGGTCGATTGCGAAGCCGCAGAGCCACCTGCCCCCGGATATTTTCCGAGATGACGAATAATTGAGTGTTGGCTAAGATGCCCGCGAGTCATTCACTCACGGAGGCGTTATGGCCAAGACTGTGTTCAAGGTGGAACGTATCGAATCGTCGGAGGGCATGCGGGTCAAGCGTGATGCGACTGGCAAACCAGTCAACGCAAAGCGACAGGTTTACGATCGCAAGAAGAAACAGTCGATCGAGGTCGACGACGACGATGTCATCTGCGAACCCGCCCCAGTCAAGACCGTGGTGATGTCCCCAGTTGATGACCTCGGCCCTTCGGATCGGCTATTCCTCTCGACGACGAACGAGGAGCTCGCCAAGCAATTCAAGGTCGGCAAGGAGTACGCGTTGGAGTTCAACGCGGTCCGGTGAATCCCTACAGATCTCCAACACCCGACCATCAGATCAGCGCGCGAGATCTGAGCCGATCGTACGATCTTGGATGGATCAGTGCGTTGGCGTGGATCTGCGTCGTGAACGCGGCGATCGCATCGCTCTGTTATCGCTGCGCTATCCCGGTCATCGACTGCAGCCACTTCATTGCTGCTGTGCCGGCGTGCACGCTGATCGGGCGGATCTGCTGTCGTGCTATCGAATGGGCGTGCCGCGGTCCTCGCTCGTGACGCATCATGAACGCCACTAACGACATGCCGCATAAGCTCCACACGCATCGTCTGCTGGCCGCTCGTGGCCGACGGCCAACGTTGCCTGCGTGTTGACAGCACGCGTTCCTGGGCCAGGGGCAGGGCCCAGACGCGGCTTTACGGGTCCTTCCGGAACCCGGCCCGCGCGAGGCTTCGCCTATTCACCTGGCCGTTTTTTTCCGCCAGGCGACCGCGAAAACGCGGTAAGTAAGTGCGCACGCGGCCGATATAGAGCACATGACCAAGTCCGATGACCATTCGGTCAATGAAGCCAATCGTGCGTTAGCGAAGGAATTACGCGGCGAGAAATTGAGCCGCGATGAACGCAGATTGGCGGCGCGGCTGCAGTCGAAGCAGCGACAAGAAACGATCGACGAATTCACGCAGACTTGCCCGAAGGGTGTCTACTGTGCGATGGCCGGGCGCCAGCAAAAAGTCGTCGATCAGTTGGCCCACGTTTACGGATTGCCACTGATCGGCTCGACCGTGAATCTCTTTTCAGTGGTTAAGTCGCTACACGATCTGATTGCTCGGAACTCGGGAGTGATTCGCGCGGACGGCACCGAAAACTGGCAAGAAGAAAAGCTCAAGCAGCAGATCGAAACTCTCAAGGCGCGACGGCAGCTGCTGCAAAGTGAGATCGCTCGGCGGCGCGACGAGCTGGTTTCTCGAGAGGATCTACAGCGCCGCCTGCAGTGGTTGTCTGAACGGCTGCGGCAATTCGCGACACAACTCGGCCGGCGGTACGGCCGCGAAGCTCAACAACTGGCCAATGACACCTTTGGTCAGCTCGCCGGCGAAGTAGAAGCGAAGTCACTGGATTAGGGGCCGAATGGTCGCGACTGCCTCAGCGTCGGTACTCGATCGAGATGTTGCGCGCGCTTTGCGTGATGCGCAGGCTCCGGTACCACGAACGCGTTGCGACTTTTTGGAATCGGAGATCTGGCTGCCGGACGGTCCGCGAAAGGGTGAGCAGTTTCGCTTTCGGTACCAGCCCTACACCAAGTTGTTGGTCGATGAGCTCGATCGAGACTGCTGGCCCGAAGTATTTATCACCGGTCCGTCCCAGTCCGGCAAAACTTTGATCGCGCACGTGACGCCCGTGGTCTACGCGGTCACCGAGCTGCGTCGCAATGTCGTCGTCGGGATCCCGGACGGGAAAATGGCAACCGACAAATGGCTCGTCGACTTTCGCCCGATCTTTCTCGCCTCGCCGACACTGAAAAAACTACTGCCCCGGACGGGGCCCGGCTCGCAGGGCGGGTCCGTAAAGGACTACGTTCAGCTGTCGAATGGTTGCGTCGTGCGATTCATGACGGCCGGCGGCGATGATACCGCCCGGGCCGGCTTTACGGCCGAGGGCGGAGTGTTCGTAACGGAGGCGGCGCGATGGTCGCATTCCTCCGAAACGTCCGTCGAAGCGGATCCGCTCGAGCAGCTCCGTGCTCGTATGCAGGCAACCCGCCGCCGCGATCGCCGACTGATCGTTGAAGGGACTGTCACGACAAAGCTGGAGCTGCCGTGGACCGCACAGCAGGAAAGCACTCAGTCGCAAATTGTTGCCAAGTGTCCACACTGCGGAACTTGGGTTGCTCCGGAACGCGAGCACCTCGTCGGCTGGCAGGATGCCGCCAGCGAAATAGAAGCCGCTGACCAGGCCCATTGGATCTGCCCTTCATGCGCGGACGCGATCACAGCGGGCGAGCGCGCGACCATGAACGCGCAGGCCTTACTCGTCCACCGCGGGCAGTCGGTGAAGAAAGGCAAGGTCGTCGGTGATCCACCCTTAACCGAGCGTCTGTGGTTTCGCTGGTCGATGTTTCACAACCAACTGCTCGAGGCGAGCGACATCGCCCCCGACGAGTGGAAAGCGTCCCGTCTCGAAAAAGATTCAGAGCAGCATCAAGCCGTCGAGAAAAAGCAGAGTCAGTTCGTTTGGTGTCAGCCATATGAGCCGCCCAGCCTGGTTGTCGAGGCGCTGCAAGTCGGCGACGTCTCGAAACGAGCTGCTGGCCTTCCCAAAGGCGAAACGCCCAGTGATACGAAGTGGATCACGATTGGCTGCGACATCGGCATGTATTGGTTGCATTGGGTCGCGATCGCCTGGCGAGAAAGTCGCTGCGCTCACGTTTGCGATTATGAAACGATCGCGGTGCTGAGTCGCGGCGAGGGTGAAGATGCAATCGAGCGACAAGAGGCCGTCAAAATCAAGCTGTGGAAATCTCTCGACGTGCTGTTCGAACGATGCACCATTGGCTGGCCTGGCGGCGGGAAACGCAAAGGGCCTGATCGGATCCTTATCGATGCGGGCTGGTTGGGCGATATCGTGCACGCTTGGTGCAAGGCAAAGGGATCGCCCTTTTTCCCATCGCTCGGCTTTGGTACCGCCCAGCGTGCCGGCCACGTCTATTCCCATCCGACTAAGAAAACGAACGAGATCCGCGAAATCGGCGAAGGGTATCACGTCCGCCGACATCAAAAGCACCGCACAAGCTACTTCCGCATGGATTCGGACCACTGGAAAAGCGAAGTTCAACGGGCTTTGCGCGTCGGCGCCGAGCAGCCGGGAAGTCTGTCCCTCTATCGAGATCAGCAGCACGGTCACAAAACGTACGAACGGCACTTACTGGCCGAACAAACCCGCCGGCAGTTGCACCCTAAGCATGGTTACATAGAGGTGTTCGAGAATCCGGACGGCAAGCCCAATCATTATTCCGACGCGACCTACTCGGCATTCGTTGGTGGCCATCATGCTGGCTTCCGTCTCACCGGTTACCTCGAGCCTGGTCTCGAGCTGACCGGGAATCAATCACAATCCTGGTGGAGCAAGTGATGCTACAGAAAGTTGAAGGGCCCGAATGTCCTGGCTGCGGGTGTCAACAGTCCGAGCTCGTCGGCACGTCGACACGTAAGCTCCTGCAGGGCCAGCAAGTTATTTCCCGGGAAACAGTCGAGCGGCGACAGTGCGCGTTTTGCGATCGTCGGTTCTATGTCACGACCGCCGAGCGACCCGCCAACGTGGTTTTTGTCGCTGCGGTTCGCTGTCCGCACTGTCAATCCACTGATACGAAAGTCACCAGCACGCGTGGGAATGAACGATTTCACCGCTGCCATACTTGCCAACAGCCATTCAAATCGATCGAGCGTTAGTACAGGATCTGTACTGACCTGCCCTTTTCGTGAATTTGCCTGCATCACGTCGCCGATAGACCCATTCGCATGGCGACGATCGCACAAGTTCACAGTAAAGTCGACGAAGCAGTCACGGCTATTGAGGCCGCGGACTGGTCGACCGCCAAGTCGAAGCTCTTAGCGGCAAACGCAATTCTGGCCGTTCTCCCCAGCCGTTCGGCGAAGGAAGGCCAAGAAGCAGAGTTTGACGCGAGTGCCATTGATCGACTGCTTGCTCTTGTGAACCGCGAGCTCGCCGCGTCACTGGGCGTTCAAACGAGCCTTGTCATTTACGCGAACGCCGACGACACCGACGAACAATATTAGCCCCGCCTGATTTCATCTCTCCTGCATGGTTGCATCCCACTCCATCGGATCACGCGTGCGCGCGGCTGTCCTCGCACTTTTCGGTGCGGCCAACCAGGCTGCCGCCGAACCCGTGCGTGAGATCGTCGAGTCGACCGAATCTTTTACGCTGCGGCGTTGGGAAGCAGCACGCACGGATCGGACCAACTCCGCTCATTGGAGCCGAGCAACCGGCCAGCCGATCAACTCGGATCTCGCCGGCAGTCTGAAGAACCTCCGCGCTCGCTGTACGTACGAAATCAGTAACAATCCGATCGTCGAAGGGATGATCAATTCCCACTCGATCGACGTGATCGGACCCAACGGACCCAGCCTGCAGGTCATCAGCGACAACGATACCTACAACGCAGTACTCGAAACCGAGTGGCGTCGCTTTTGGTGTCCGAACGAACTCGACATGGCCGAAGGCGCATCATTGCCGGATGCCGCCGGCCGTCTATCAGGTCCCGAGCTGCTGCGCTCATGCGTGCCACTGTGGTGGAGCAAGGGCCAGCATCTGTTGCAAATGACGTCGGCCGTGGACGTTCCGCTCGATCAAATTGCTTTGCGAATTCTGGCGATCGATCCGGATCGATTGGACACCGACCCAAAATCCTCAGGCGATCCTAACGTTGCGTTAGGCGTCCGCCGCGATCGCATTGGTCGCCCCCTGGGCTATCAAATCGCGGACGAGGAGTTCAACGGACCATTCCGACTGCTGG